TCGATCGCGAGATCGTGAGTTCGCTCGAGGTCTCGTTCCAGCTCGAACTCTTCAACTTCAAGGCCGACGTTGCCGAGTACATCTTCGGCTCCTCGGCGGGCTCCGTGATTTCGGCGGACGCCGCGGCGACGGTGACCAACGAAGAGGTCACGCTTCCCGGCTCCACGTCGAGCACCGACTCCGAGCGTCAGTTCGTCGATCTGCTCAACGGCGATGTCGCCGAGTCGAGCTTCGGCGGCTCGGCCGTCACGTGCGCGGCGATCACCGACGAAGCGGTCGGCACCGGCGACGGCACCACGGGCTCCACGGCCGGCGACTTCACTCTCGACTTCAAGCCGCTCGCCCACGACGACGTCACGTCGGTCACGGTCGGCGGGGTCGAGTACACGGTCATCGCAGTCGGCGCCGCGGCCTCCGGCAACGAGGTCGAGGTCACGGACTTCGGCGACTCCACGGAGAACGCGGGACGCCTCCAGTTCTTCGTCGGCGGCGTCGCGGCCAACGTGACCGGCGCGATCCTCGCGACCTACACGCCCAGCCACTCCTTCGCGAACCTCACGGACTACGTGGTCGATCCCTTCCTCGGCCGCATCCGGTTCCTGAACGTGAACGGCACGGCGGACGCGCTCCGCGGCGGTCAGATCATGAACGTGGACTACACGTACAATCGCCGCGCGAACGTGACGCTTCAGCCCTTCACCCGGACGTCGGTCGACGGCTCCTGCACGATCAAGCACCTGACCGACATCGGCGTGAATTTCATCTGGACGATTCCGTCGGCGACGATCATCATCACCGACGAGGCGCTGACCTTCGGCGCCGAGGAATTCGGCACGGCCACCCTCCAGCTGAACGTGAACGACGCCGGCGGCTCCTCGCGCTTCGGCACGCTGGAGCTGTCCAGCGAGACGGAGGCCGGCGCCTAACATCCACCACCCCGCAGCACAGCAGCCGCATCGGGGCGGCGTAGGTATGCCAGTATCTACGCCGCCCCACTTCCTTCATACCACGGAGATACAGTGGAAGAGAAGATTCCCGATTCGATCGCACACCCCGCCGGCTTGTCGGTGGACGTCCTTTCCGGCAGCGCCAAGGTCATCATCCCGAAGTGGAAGATGCGGCAGCGCGCCGAGCTGAAGCCCCGCATCGCCGCAGTGCTCGTCAAGGTGGCAGAGGCCCAGGGCGGCCTCTCCGAGAACCTCGATCTGGGCACCATGCTCTCGAACGCCGAGTCCGAGATCGCCGACCTCTGCTACGCGTCAACCGTGATGCCCGAAGGGCTGGAATGGGACGACCTCGACTGGGAGGATCTCGTTTCGATCGCCTGGGGCGTCTGGCAGCAGAACATCGGGACCCCGGGAGGTGGCGGCCTTCTGGGAAAAACGATGGGCCTGCTCGCCCCTCTGACGACGTCGTCGCCGCCGAAGACCTCGAGCGAGCCGAGTGGGCCGGTCTCTGCTACCTCGCCCGTCGATGGGGCAGCACCCCAGAACGACTCGTCCACGAACTAACGGACGACCAGTTCAATGCCGCACTCGAAGTCGAAGTCCGCGCGGAAGGCCAAGAGCGGATGATGGCTGCTTGGGGCGTGCAAAGCGCCGTCGCCGACCTTCTCGGCGGCAAGGGTCAGGCCATGAAGACGTACATGAAAGCCATCGGCGCCGACGACACCGGAGGCAAGGGTGGCGCGGCCGACGCGAAGACCGCCGCTGGCGGCGAGTTGGCGAAGCGCATCAAGGGCCTGCTCGAACGAGGTGAGATGTGATCACGCACCGCATCGAATGGGCCGACCACGACGGCCTCGTGATGGTCTTCGGCGCCGCGCACCCGGACCTCAACACCTACTACGACGCGGCGGCGAAGCAGTTCATCCAGCCGAAGGCCCTCCAGCTGAAGATGGGCCTCGTGAGCGAGGAAGAGCAGCTGGACATCGCCATGCGCTCGTATTCGGTGGGCGTCGTGCTCTCCTGCGAGCCCCCCATGAGCGAGGACGCGGTCTACGAGTGGTTCGTCGAGCACCCGGAGGAATTTGCTACACTCGTGTCGTACGCAGACCACCGCGAGAACTTCACCGAAGATGTCGATCCGAACGAACATGGGGCGCCTGGATCGCCGACTCCGACGGGTTAGCCGCCGGCTGGGGGACTTCGCCGTCGACCTTCAGCGGCAGGTGGCCATCGCGATCGGCGAGGACGTGGTGCGCTCGACGCCCGTCGACACTGGCTTCGCGCGCGGCAACTGGCTTCCCGGCTTGAACGCGCCCCCGCTCGTCCCCGCTTCGACGCTCGACCCGACCGCCCTGGCAGCTCCCGCGCGCATCGCCGCCGCGGCCGAACTGCTCCGCCTGGGCGACACCTTCTACATCACCAACAACGCGCCGTACATCGATCTGCTGAACCGGGGGTACTCTCCACAGGCCGCAGCTGGTTATGTGGCGCGATCCGTCGATCGAGGGCTGCAGGCCGGCATCCAGATCGCCGTTCGTAACTTCCGCGCCCGGAACCCGCGCTAGTGGTCACAGAGAACGTCAACATCGTCGTCTCGCTCCGCGGAGCGACCACCGCCTCCCGCGGCATCCGAGGGATCGGAGTGTCCAGTCGTGCCGCGACCGTCGCCGTGCGCGCGCTGGGAGTCGCCCTCGTCGCGGTCGCCGGCGGCGCGACGGTCGGAGCGCTCTTCCGTCTCTCGGATGCCGCCACGGAAGTCGGCAACCGCATCCGCACCACCACGTCCAGCACCGAGGTCTTCCTCTCGGTGCAGCAACGTCTCTTCGAGGTCGCGAGCCGGACCGGTGCGTCGATCGAAGACACGTCGCGTCTGTTCCAGCGCTTGACGGTCGGTACTCGAGATCTCGGCGTCGGTTCCGCCCGCGTCGTGAACGTCGTCGAAGGCTTGAACGCCGCGCTGGTCGTGTCCGGAGCGACCGCCCGCGAAGCCTCCGCTGCGCTCCTCCAGTTGGGCCAGGGCCTCGCGTCCGACAATCTGTCCGGCGAGGAGCTGCGGTCCCTCCGAGAGAACCTGCCCCAGCTCGCCCAGGCGTTGGCCGATGAGCTGGGAACGGGCATCGGCAACCTGAAGGAACTCGGCCGCCAGGGCCGGTTGAATGCCGAGACGGTGTTCCCCGCCCTCGAACGCGCCATCGAGTCGTTCACGGAGAAGCTCCGCAACGGTGAGGTCGTCTTCACGTTCGCGCAGGCATTCAACGCCGTGCGTAACGAGATCCTCCGCTTCTTCACGATCATCCAGTCCGCCACCGGTGCGACGCAGGATCTGAACCGCACGATCTTCGAGTTCGCTGACGGACTCGCCGAGCGACTGGTCGAGGGGCTCGCGAACGCGCTCGACTTCGTTGCCGGTGTCGTGGATCGCTTTCAGGCGCTCCGGCAACAGGGACTGAACGTCCTCGCTGTGCTTGATCCGATCGTCTCCGCGTTCAGCTTCCTGGGCAAGATCGGTGTCATCGCGGTGCAGGGGATTTCCCTCGCCTTCAATCAGCTCCTCCAGCGCATTGCCGGGGCGAACGCGCTCCTCCAGCGCTTCTTGCGATTCATCGGGCAGGCCAGCGACACCGACGTGGCGCTCGCGGACGCGACGCTCGAAGCACAGACGGAGACGCTCAAGCAAGGCTTCGACGATCTCTTCGAGACGATCGACAACTTCGGCGAGGCGTCGTTCCTCGAACTCGCGACGGGCATCACGAACGTCGAAGATGCGGCGACGAGCGCCGGCAACACGATTCGCGATGTGGCCGACAGCCTCCGCAACGCGGCTCAGGGTGTGCCGACGGCGGACGACCCGGACGCGGCCCCGCCCACGTTCCTCGAACGCGCGGCGCGGAACACCGAGGACATCCGCCAGGAAGCCGGCTCCGAGGACATCGATGTCCCCTCGGACCTCTCGGAGTCGATCGCCCAGTCGTGGTCGGAGGGCCTGCGCGCGGGCATCCAGGGTGGCGACTTCCTGGGCACCTTGCGGAATTCGCTCGAGACCGCCTCCCAGGAAGCGCTCTTGAAGGGGTTCGAGCGGAGCATCCAGACGGCCCAGGGGTTGCTCGAAGAGGCGTTCCGCAGCGTCGGGGAGGCGATCCAGCCCATTTTCGGCGACGCGTTCGGCAGCCTCGGCCCGGTCATCAGCGATGTGATCTCCGGCGCGCTCCAGTTCGCGATCCTGCAGGGGCTCAACGCGCTCCTTGGGGGCGGCGGAAACTCCGCGCGCTCCTCGACGGGGAACGTGCAGTCGGCCGTCACGAGCACCCAGGCGGTGCGTGGCGTCGTCGCCGGCCCGACGGAGATCGCCATCGCCAACGTGGGGCGGAACATCGCAGAGGCCGTGGAGCCCCTGCTCGAAGAGGCTCGAACCCAGACCGGCGTTCAGCGCGGCATCCTCGATGCTGTTCGCGCCGGCGGCACCGGAGTGGGCGCATCGGGCGCCGACACCGACGTGCTTGCTTTCGGGAGTGCCCCTGCGGCATCCGTATAACAAGAGGAAGACATGGACGACTCCACCGCACTTTTGCTCCTGCAGACGCTACAGGACATCCATACCGAGCTGAACCGCATCGCCAACGCTCAGGAGCAGACCATGAAGCGCCAGGAAGAGGCGCTCGCTGTTCCGCCTGACGAGGCCATCCAGAAGGGCATCGAGGCGATGAAGAAGGTCCACCCGGTCTTCGCGCAGGCGTTCGAGGCCATGGACAAGCTCATGGTGAACCCGGCTGCCATCGACCGCATTGCCGCGCGCGCCGAGCGCACGCGAGAGGAGATCACCAGTGCCGCTGGAAGTCGTTGAAATTCGAGATCTGAAGGACTTCACCGAAGAGTTCATCGATGAGGTGCTCGTGCCGGGAATCGCTCCCGCTACGAACAACGACGTCACTACTGGCTGGCAGATGGGCCATGCCGACGGCAACTCGCGCGGCAGCTTCTTCATCTTCTCGGTCTACGACCACATCCGTGATCGACGCCTCTATCAGTCGCCGGACACCAAGCAGACTACGGGTGGATCAACGGCGATCGAGCCCGTCACCTACATGCACGATGCGCTCTGTCGCAACGCCTCCGTCGGCTGGGCACGAGACACTCTCGACAACCAGTCGTCGAGCACTCGATACCGACTCCTCGCTGGACAACCGAACCTGCAGACCGGAGAGCAGAAGTTCTACTCACACAGCGCTGCAGGATCGATCGGGCATTTTGAGTTCGATATGGTGAACGGCACGATCGTTCAGGACGAGCTGTGGCCGGGAATTCGGAATTCGTTTCACGACAACTTCGACGTCGCTCCCGATGGTAACACCGCGGGGTTCTTCGATGCGGATACGGGCGTCAATAACACCCAGGAGTTTCAGACGATCATCTTCGAGGGCATCACGGATACCACTGGTTGGGAGCCGGGGAATGCGGCGTCCAACGAAGGCATCCTCCGCGGAGGAAACAGCCATCCGCAGGGCCTTGCATTGATGCCCGTCGCGAACGTGAACTTCAACGGTGACGGCGGAGGCAACAACCTTGGCCGGCGGTGGATCTGGATCGATCTCGACACCCAACTCGCCGTCGGCGTCCTGGGCATCCCGACGGTCGCCAGTTCATCGAGCACCAACGCCTTCGCCGAGCCCACGATCGCCGGCGAGACGTTCAACTGGGACCAGATCCAGTTCGTTCCCGACATTGGTTCGACTTTTGCTCAGCCCAAGGGGGAGCTGGTGATCAGCACTGCGTTCGCCGGCTTCAAGAACGTATCGGGCCAGCAGATCGTTGCGCCGGAAATGACCTTCACCTCGAACGTGACGAAGAACTACGTTGCGGTCCACGACTTCAACCCGTTCAACGTCCAGACGGGTGTCGTGCGCGTACATAACCGACGCACGTTCGTCGGTGAAGTGCTGATCCCTCATGAGCCGATCATCCAGGGCGGCTTCAATGCCAACAACTCGGATGATGGCTTCAACCGACGCAGCTCGAAGATCAACTACCATCCGCCGAGTCGGACGTTCTTCAACATCGCCAGCCATCCCGCCACCAATCCTGATGATACGGCGGAAGCTCCTGCGGTCGGCCATTCTCGAATCATTCGATGGCGACGCGCCGCGGTCGTGGCGCACATCAGCCAGCCGACGCCGGATACGGCGGTGACGGAAAACCGGACCGTCCGTGCGCGAGTCATCGCCAGCACGGATCTGGCGCAGCGCGCCGTTGCGGTTCAGCTGAACTTCACGCTCACGCGGCGCTCCACGCGCGCGGAGACCTTCGACGGCGCCTCCGTCGGTTCGGGGACCTACACCGTCGAAGCCGATGTGATCGACGAGGACGGTTCGCTCGAGGTCTATGAAGGCAACGACATCGACAACGGAGGCACGCTGCTAGCAGAGACGACCGACTACACGGTCAACTATTCGACGGGTGTTCTGACTCCGGTTGGCTCCTGGCCGTCGGACGACATCTACGTCCGCTACCGACATCGCGACGTGGGCCTCACGCCTGCGCACGGCACTCTGCTCAACTCCTCCGCCGTCACCGATGGCAACGGCGTTGTCGAAGTGCTGATCCGCTACGGCGAGGACATCGACGGAGAGCTGGACGGGATCGAGGCATCGACGGAATGACGCTCCGTACCGAAAGCTGTCGCTGGACCTACAGTGGCGGAAACGGCACCGATCCGCAGGGCGACCCCGACCTCTCCCTGGGCGGAATGTCCCCCGGCGTGGCCAGTGTCGCGAGCAGCGAGCCCTATCGGCAAGCGAATCTCGACGGGACGAGTGCCGTTGTTACGCAGGTGGAAGATGCTCAGACGGACACTCCGTCGAGTACCGACCCCGCAGTGGACGACTGGCTGATCGTGCTGAACGGTGCGGCGGCCGGCGGTTATGGTCGCGTCGTCGATGTCGACTATGGAACCGGGGTCATCACCTGCGACCGTCCACTCGGTGGCATCAGCGTGAGCGGGAACGACATCCGCACTTCGCGTGCGGAGAACGTCTTCCCCAACGTCACGGCGGATCAGGCAGTCGACGGCATCGAAGACTATCGGATGATCTACTTCCGCAAGACCAACTCGGGCGGGGAGGACAACTTTCGGTTCGGTGTCGAACCTATCCAGGCCAACGGCTGCGATCTCGAAATCTTCGCAAGCGGACAGAATTCGTCCGTCGCGTCCACTGGTAGTATCGGATCGATCGCAAACGGAGAAGAGAACCCCTTCGATGCACGTGGCCACCTGAACGATTCAGGTTCGGGATGGAACGAAGCCCAGAAGCTGGACATCTACTACGGGACGGCACGCAACCCTCCGATCGGAAGCGAGGCGTACTCCTCGACGAACGATGTGTCGCCGATCTGGATCAAGCGAACTGTCCCGCCCGGAGTCACTGGTGGAACGTGCGTTTTTCAGCTCTTCTGTGAGGTGCCGGACGCGCTCTCGCAGGACGCGACGATCAACGTGGACCCGTTCTTCAGTGGTTTCTTGATCGTCTGGGACATCGCTGAGCCGGCCTACAATGTGGCACTCACGCAGGATCGTATCGTCTACACTCGCGGCGGATCGCGGATCACTGCGACCATCACCGACGCGGACGGAGACCCCATCCCCAACCTGAATGCGTGGCTGGAAATCGCCAGCGGACCCGGTTCGATTGCCACCGACCTCGACGGACGCACGGACGCCAATGGTCAGGTGACGTCCATCTACACTGCACCCGACACGATCACCGTCGATCCTGTCATTCGCGTCGTTATTCCGACGACGCCGGGAGCCTGATATGCCGACAGAACTTACGATCTGGGAGATTCTCGAAGAGGACGCGGAAACTGCGGAACTCACCGTGACGATCGTGGATGCAGCCACCGCGGGAGACCCGTCCGCGCTCCGCACGCTGACCCACCCTGATTCCGCGAACTTCCCGGTCGTCACCTACAACCGGAATCCGGATCGCACGATCAACTTCGATCAGGTGCCGTTGAACGTCCCCGACTCCGAAACGCTCCGCACCCTGGGCACGACGCTGCCCTTCGTGACGGCGAACGGAATCGACGACGTGATCGTCACCGAGCGCTGGGACGCAGGGAACGGCGTGGCGGCCATGGTGGCGGCGCAGTTCCGGCGACTCTTCGAGCTGATCATCAATCAGCCGGCTCCGGCGGACCCCGAGGACTATGTGCAGTGGGCTCCGGCGGACCGCTCGACGACGGTCTACAACGTCGTCCTGTTGGACCTTCGCGTCGGCGGAGGGAGCAAGCAGCTGGACATCAAGGAGATCGGCAGCTTCGACGCTGGCGTGCTCGACGCCGTCGCGACGGGACTCGTCGACCGCACGGTGGAGCTGGATCTCCTGATCGTCAGCGAGGTGTCCTGATGCGACAGCTCGACGCCTCTTTCGGACTCATCCAGGCAAGCAAGACCCACCAGCGCGCGTGGAAGCTCTACATCTACGACTTCAACTCGACGAAGGGCAATGCGGTCCCCGACACGCTCAGCCGGCTCGTGCAGGGTGCCGAGCTGGACGCGATCGTCGGTCCGCTCGATCTCACGGACAACGTGTTGCAGGTTCAGGTGACCGAGCGCTCCAGCGACTTCGTTCAGGGCAACATCCAGGGATCGAGTATCACCTTCAACGTGGCCGACAAGGGGCAGGTGTACGATCCCGTGCGCGGCACCGAGTCGCGATGGCTGAAGCAGGGCAACGGCATCGTCCTAAAGGAAGGAGACGCATCCCTGGATGAGTCCACCTGGGCGACCACGTTCACCGGAACGATCGTTGGACGCGCGGGCGCGTCGGATCGGGATCGCTCGAACAATGTCATCCTGCAGGTGGCCGCCGAGGATCGCGCGGCGACCATCCTGAAGAACGAAGTCACCTCCGCCGCTTTCCCCCAGGCCACCGACTACCAGTTCATGATGCGCTCGATCCTCGAGACCGAGCTGGGCTTCGGACCCACCGAGTACGACATTCCGACGACGGTGGGCAATCAGTTGACCTCTCAGGCGACGACGCAGTTCGTGGATGAGAGCGCGCTGATCTCGTTGGCGAAGATGGGATTCGTGGACGGGTTCATGCCGCGCTTCAATGGTGCGGGTGTGCTGGTGTTCTATCCGAACTTCTCGACCAAGTCGGCCGATGTTATCTACAGCGATTTCGACTTCTTCGATCAGTTCACTCGCCCGTTCAGTCCGCTGGAAGTGATCAACGAGGTCGAGATCATCGGCCTCGAATCCGATATGTCGAAGATCAGCCAGCCCGCCCAGGTGCTGGCGTCGGCCAGCGTCACGCTGGGCTTCTTCGGTGGCGACGAGAACATCAAGGTGGCGTGGTCGGACGATCGCACCCAGCAGGCGGACAACCCGCGCCTGAACGTGATCCAGTCGGTGACCGGCGCGCTGATCCCGTTCGGCGCCGAAGACTTTTCTTTCTCGACCGACAACGACGGAGGCTCCCGCTTTGGAGAGATCGACGTCGAAGGGGCGTTCTACGCTCCGCTCGTGATCGCGATGTATGCCGGCCAGATCGCCGCCTCATTCATCCCCGACCTCTGGGCTGGACTCGGTGGCGGCAACACGATTCCCGTCGGTCGTTTGATCGAGGCCGTGCTCCTGATCCTGACCCAGACGGTGCAAGCGACGATCGGTCGTGGCCAGTACGAGGTTGTCGGAGCGCCCTACGAATACGTCTTCAAGGAGATCCGGGGCGTGGCGCGCGTGGCGGACCTCCCGTTCATCGACATCCGCGGAGCTTCGATCGAAAATCACCTGATCGACACCCAGGTCGAGGCCGACGCCATCGCGCTCCGCGAGCTGCGCACCGCCCGGAAGCGGGGGAATCTCTGGAACTGCGTCATGCGGCACGACCTTCGCCTCGAGCCGGGGGACAAGTTTCGCTTCGAGGAGACGGACGAGGAATTCATCATCACTGAGATCCAGCGGACGATCACGCGTGACGACGCCATGACTGCTACTCTCCAGCTCTACGAAACGACGCAGGGGGTCAACCCGTGAGTTCCACCGTCACACAGCGCCTGATCGCACGCGACCTCAAGTCGGTTCGCGAGCTTCGCCGTGGCACGGTGATGACGGACATCCGCGCCCTGGACTTCGATCAGGGCGGCCTCACCAGCACCGTCTTCGTCGTGGACGTGAACATCGGAGCTGGCAACATCCTGCGCGATGTCATCGTGAAGTCGGCGACGGGACGCGGCGCACGCGAATTCGCTCAGCCGGGGAAGGCCGTTGAGGTTCAGCGGAACGCCGGCGGTCGATGGATCTGCATCGGCGCCTCGGACCGCATCAAGCTGACCGCGTGCGTGCAGGAACTCGACGAGTCGGACGACTCAGCATCTGCGGTGGCAGACGAAGGATTCACCTACGGACGGCGAGTGTTCACTTACTACGCCGATAACAACGCGTGGGGAGCGGCAGGCTTCGGCAACGCTGTCGTGCTCGACGCACAGGGAAATGAGGTTCTCAGCTAATGGCAGCCAAGCTCCAAGTCGCACAGGGGTATCTTCTCGACTTCGCGGGAGGTCAGGGGATCAGCGGCGGTGCCGCCGAGTACACCGACTACCCCCAGGATCTGGACACGAACTTCACGTTGATCCAGACGACCGTCAACGCGATGATCGACGAAATCAACTCGGCGCGGCTCGCGGACTCGCAGGTGCCGACGGATATTCTGTTCTCTCGCGGTGCCGCGACGCAAGGGCGCTACACGCAGGAAGCCGCCAACATCACGCGCAGCGGCGACTCCGTCATCGTGGCCAGCGGGGTGATCTACGCAAACGGTCGCCGAATCGAGATCTCCGGCCAGACCTTCGACTTCACGGGTCTGACAAACGGCACCTACTACATCGCGACCGACCGAACGGGCCTGCTGTTCAACAGCACGACCGCGGCGAATCAGGAGTTCGATCTCGTCGAAGTGGCCTGGGATGGGTCGTTGGCCGACGGCGACATCACGGACAACCTCTACAACGGAGGGCGCACGCTTACCTCGACCGACGTCGGTTATGTGCAAGCGGTCCATCTTCCTCCGGAGGAGACGGTCACCGACGAGTTCAATACGAGCTTCCCGCATCGCCTCGATCCTCCCATTCGCAAGGTGGCGGCGGACGGCACTCTCGGCGACTCCGGCTTCTTCGTCGGCCCTGACGCAGACGACGATCGCTGGTTCTGGGTCTCGCAGCGCGCCGGCGGAGCCGGGTCCGGCAACACCGTCCTGGGCGGACTGCTCACGGACAATGGGCAGCTGCTCCTGCTCGAACAGGCCCGCGTGATGCTGGTTCGCTCGACGAACCAGTCGATCGCGAATTCCGGCAACATCCCCGTCGAGTGGGATACGCTGCCGACGTCGAATTCTGCCGGAGTGGCGGAGCGCTTCGAGCCGGAGAACTACGTCTCCTCGACCGACTGGCAGAGCGGGACCGGCAACCGAGACGTGGTCATTCCCTCGGACGCCGCCTTCAACGGGTCCTACCTCTTCAACGGCCTGATCACGGTCGACAGCAGCGACGCGACCGTCTTCGACGTGCGCATCGTCCAGACCGTCGGAGGCTCGCAGGTGGTCTCTCGCGCCCGGGTCGCCGCGGCCCCCACCACGACTGTGATCCCCCTCTCGGGCCTCTACGACTTCGTGAACGGGGACGAATTCCAGATGCAGATCACCCACGACGCGACGGGGTCCCTGAACCTCACCTTCGCGCGGCTCTCGGCCCTGCTGGTCGGCGCGGGCGTCTGATGTAGCCAGATCCACACCCCCTGGGCTATGCTCGGGGGCATGTCCGCACCTCTACCGTCTGTCGAGCTGATCGAGGAGCCGCCCAAGGACCGGAACGCCGGAGGGCACTCCTGGCAGAAACGCCGGCGGCTGATGTTCTCGATCGTGGCCTTCTGTATGGCGTGCATCGCCTGGGCGCTCTACAAGGACACGGATACCCAGGTGATGCAGACCGCGGTCGCTTCGGCGTTCGGCACGATGACGGCCATCACCGGCAGCTACGTGTTCGGCGCCGTTTGGAACGACAAGCGATGATCCCGCTCTTCATCCCGCCCCAGGCCGCGATGCTCGCGGCGAAGTACGGCAAGCAGATCGCGATCGGTCTCGCGATCCTCGTCGTGATCGCCGGGGTCTACTTCGCCGTGAAGATGCACGAGCGGACGATCGAAGAGCTGGCCGCCAGCGAAGCCGCGCGCGCCGAGGGCGAGTTGGCGCATCGCACGACGCAGGCTAGCCTGGAAGTCTCCCGCGAGGCTCAGGAGCGGTGGAAGCGAAGCGCACAGGAATACCAGCGAACCCTCGTCGCCCATCGTGAGATGGCGGAGCGGGCTCGAGAAGAAGAACGGAGACTCGATGATCGACTGCGAGAACTCGACCTCGACGCGGAAACGCGCGCTGACCCGGCGGACATGGAACGCCGCCTCAATCGCGCTACTGCTCGCGTTGTTCGGCTGCTCAACTGCCGCTCCACCCTCGCCGGCTGTGGTGACGGAGATCGTGGAACTCCCGGACCCGACCCCGAAGATTCCGGCCCCGGAACCCCTCCGGCTGGAGACGTTCGAGTGGACGGTCTTCGCCCCGGGCTACTGGCGGGACCCGGAGGCGGTGTACTTCTGCCTCGACCCGGCGCAGTACGAGATCCTCGCACGTAACAACGGGCAGGTGCTCCGCTTCACCGACGAGGTGATGTGGCAGCTCCGCTACTACCGACAGGACGAGCCCGAAGATGCCCCCGGACAGTGAAACGGAACACGTGATCACCCGCTCGACCCGTGTCGAACTCGCCCTCGTCATCGTGCTGGTGGGCGCCATCTTCTCCTTCGGATGGGCAGCGTCCGAGTTCTCGCAGCTACGCGAAGACGTGAACGCTCTCACCGCGGAGGTCGTCGTGCTGAAGTCGAACCGACTCCAGATCGACACCAACACGCGAGACATCGCTGCGCTCACCGCGCGCTTCAACTCCATCGGTCGGTGGACGCGGGACGATCAGAAGCTGTTCTGCGCGCGACTGGTGGCAGAAAACCCTGGAGTCGAAACGTGTCCCGTCGACTGACTTTCTGGCTTCGCCTCAATACCGTTCTGCTTCTCTTGCTCGCGCTCATGCTGTCCTTCACGATGTTCTCGGTCTTCCAGAATCGGAAGGTCGTGGTCAGCGAAGCGCGGCAGCGGCACACCGACTACATCTTGTGGTCGAGCAGCATCTCGGAAACTCTGTCGGAGAACTCTCGCCTTACGAACGGTTTCGTTCCGCAGGTGGAGATGATTCTCTACAACCAGACCCACCTCTGCCGAGAGCTGAAGCGCGACGAGTGCAAGTTCCCCGAACGACTACTGCTGCCTCAGACGGAGTAGCCCCTTGAGCGATACTGCAAACAAGGGCATCACAGACGAGATGGTGCTCGAAGCGTGGCAGATCCATAACGGATCTGTTCGTGCGGTGGCGAAGCAGCTGGGCATTGCCCGCTCCACCGTCTACCACTACGTCAAGAAGATGGGTCTTCGCGAGGAGAAGCCCATGGCCGGCGGCAACATGAAGCCGCGGAAGGCCATGAAGCTGCCGCTCCCGAAGAAGGGCGTGAAGCGCTACCTGCTCACGTCGTTGCAGAGCAACACGCCTCTGCACCCCGACGTCTGGGTGAATATCCTCGCGCTCAAGAAGCACTGGAAAGCGGATCTGAAGATCTCCCGCTTCACCTATAACAAGAACGCCTACGGCAAGATGTCGGTCAAGCCGGGGACGAAGCAGGAGCGGGAGAGC